CATTCGCGGCATCACGCTAGAAAATGAGCGCCCAGATTTAATGGTGTTTGATGACATTCAAACGCGGGAAGATGCAGACTCCCAGGTAGTCAGCGAAAAGTTGGAAACTTGGATGTTCGGTACTGCGATGAAAGCGAAGTCACCTCACGGTTGCCTCTTTATTTTCATTGCTAACATGTACCCGACCAAATGGTCAATCCTCCGGCGACTCAAATCTAATCCGACCTGGACTAAGTTTATTGCAGGTGGAATCTTAGCGGACGGCACTTCACTCTGGGAAGAGTTGCAACCAATCAATCAACTAATCCAAGAATATGCAAATGACTTAGCGGCCGGGCGCCCCGAAGTATTCTTTGCAGAAGTCCTGAATGATGAGAACGCCAGCGTAAATAACTTCATCGACATCGGCAAAATCCCAGAAAATCCATACACAGACGATGCGTACTGCCAGGGCTCATATATTATTATTGACCCTGCAACTGACAAGATCAATGCTGATGCAGTCTCCATCGGTTACTTTGAAGTATTTGATGAGAAAGATGTGGCGACAGAAATTATCGAGGGCCGCCTATCCCCAGGTGAAACCTGTGAGCAAGCGATTAGACTGGCACTACGTCGGAACTGCCGACTGATTGCAATTGAAGCGAATGCATTCCAGTATGTTCTGGGTTGGATTATGCGAAACATGCTAACTCAATACGGAATCACTGGAATTGAAGTTGTAGAAATCTATTCCGGAATCTCCTCTAAGAATTCTCGGATTCTAACAATGTTCAAGCAGTTATTGTCTGGAGAAATTCTCCTGCACCCAACTGTTCGTGCATTAGTCTGTTCCCAAATCATTCAATTCAATCCGCTCAAGCGAGACAACGCAGATGGAATTCTAGACTTACTTTGCTACGCTCCCAGAGTCAGACAGCAGTTCGGAGAATACATTGTCTCCAATCTGACGCTGGAAGCACAAGAATTCTACTCCCTCCAGGTTCACGCTGAATCTGTAACCTCCCCGTTTTAGGAAACATTTGCCATGGCTGCCAACACACCATTCAAGCTCACCAAGAATTCTCAGGCAGGTTTGCTGGAATTCCATCGACTTGTTTGCACTTCTGCATACCGCCAATACAATCTGCGAGAACAGTTTCGAGACATTGACCTGTCCTATCTGCGCACAAAAGATTTAACCATTGAGCATCAACGTGCCAAGCTGGCAAACACTTTAGGTGACTCGAACCGAATTCAGAACGTCACAGTTCCAATTGTGGCCCCGCAAGTTGATGCAGCAGTCGATTACCAAACTGCCGTGTTCTTAACTGACTACCCAATTTTTGGGGTTGTTGCAGATCCGCAGTGGCAGGATCAAGCAATGCAAATGCAGGCAGTTATTGAAGAGAATGCAATTAGGGCAGGTTGGACTCGCGAACTGATCCTATTCTTTGTCAACGTATTCAAGTACAACATTGCCGCAGTTGAAGTTACTTGGGATAAAGTGGTTACCGCTGCAATTGAAACTGATGTAACATTCAAAGGCGGGCAGGAAGGTAAACCCAAACAAGTTATTTGGCAGGGAAATAAAGTCAAAAACTGGGACATGTACAATACCTATTGGGACACTCGTTGCCTGCCGTATGAAATCTCCACTTTAGGTGAGTTCGTGGGTAACACGGTGATCATGTCAAAGACTGCACTAAAAACTTTCATCAACACCTTAGACACCAAGATCATTGAAAACATTGTCCCAGCATTGGAATCCCAGTGTTCCATGGTTGGCACCGCTGATGCAGGATATTCATATTATATTCCAGAACTTAACCCGGATGCATTAATCGGTTCCAATGATCGTTACGGCGTGGATTGGATGGCGTATGCAGGATTGGCACAAGGGCGCCCAGGTGCAAACATCAACTATCGTGGAATCTACGAAGTCACAACTGAGTACGTGCGAATCATGCCGGAAACGTTTGAGATTCGTGCGCCGGCCCCAAACACCCCGCAAGTGTGGAAACTTATTTGGGTTAACCACCAAGTTCTAATTTATGCTGAGCGCCAAACAAATGCGCACGAGAAGATTCCAGTTCTGTTTGGACAATCTTCTGAGCACTTAGGTTACCAATCTAAATCGCTAGCTAAAGATGCAGAAACATTCCAGGATGTAACTTCTGCACTAATGAATTCTGTATTAGCTGCGCGCCGTCGTGCTGCAACCGATCGAGTGCTTTATGATCCATCCCGTATCGCAGAAGCACAAATTAATAATCCAAATCCGTCAGCTAAGATTCCTGTGCGTCCTAGCGCATATGGAAAACCAGTTGGCGAATCGGTCTATGCATTTCCATTCCGAGATGACCAAGCTGGGCTAGTTATGCAAGAAATCGGCGCGTTAGTTCAGTTCGCTAATGTAGCAAATGGGCAGAATGCGGCGCGCCAAGGGCAGTTTGTTAAGGGCAACAAAACTGACTCGCAGTGGGAATCTACGATGCAGAATGCAACTTCCAAGGACCAGCGCACTGCACTGACTTTGGAGGCCCAGGTGTTCACACCGATGAAAGAAATTATCAAACTTAACATCCTGCAATACCAACAACCTGGCACAGTCTATTCGCAATCGCAAAAGAAAGAAGTTGCGATTGATCCACTGGAGCTTCGAAAAGCTGCGATCCGCTTCAAAGTCACTGATGGCCTGACTCCGAAATCCAAAGTCATTTCCAAAGATGCGCTTGCAACTGGAATGCAAGTTATTGGAACTTCGCAAGCGATTGGCCAAGCTTACAATGTTGGTCCGATGTTCAGTTATATTATGAAAACGGAGAATGTAGACCTGACCCCGTTTGAAAAGTCCCCTGCGCAAGTTGCATACGAGACCGCCACTGCACAGTGGAATATGCTAGCGCAATTGGCAATCCAAAAGGGCACTGCATTCGACACGCCGCAACCAATTCCGCAGCAGTTTGGTTACGATCCGAATGCGCAGAATCCGCAAGCGCAAACTGCGCAACCGCAGAATCAATCTGCCACACAGGCAGCAAGTTAAGGAGTGGCCGCCATGTTACCAATCTTAGCTACATTACTTAAATCTGGCTTTTCAATCCTTGCAGGTGCGGTTGCATCCTCAGGTAAAGACTTAATCGAGGAAAAGTTCGGGATCAACTTGGACGATTCACTCGGCACCGAAGAGGGCAGAATTAAATTAAAAGAACTGGAATACGCCCACGAGGAATTCCTAATCAATGCTGCCCAGACCACAGATGCTCGCGATCTAGATTATTTCAGAGAAGAAGTCAAAGATCGCAATGATGCACGTGACAGGGAAATCCAGGTAGAAAAGATTCGAGGCGCACCTTGGTGGGCACCTTCCACGCAAACAATTCTCACATTCTTAGTTATCTGCGGTTGCGGTTATCTGTTCCAGTCCGAAACTTCTGCAGACATTAAATATGCAGTGGTGTCAGTTGCAACTATGGTGTTATCTTACTACTATGGAACTACCAGTGGATCTCGTGGCAAGGATTCAGTTATTGCACAAATCGCAAAAAAGGACGACTAACATGGCACAGTCACTGTCAGAAATTCAAGCTGAATTCTTACTGCAAGTTTGCGATCTAGTCCGGCATGCAACTAATCTGGGATTTCGTGTGACTGGTGGCGAGCTCCAGCGAACTCCCGAGCAGCAAGCAATGTATGTAAAATCTGGCCGCTCCAAAACGATGGAATCTAATCACCTGCGTAAATGTGCAATCGATCTAAATTTCATCCAATCTAACAAGCTGATCTACGACCAGAAACTTCTCCAACCCGTCGGAGACTACTGGGAATCATTACATCCAAACAATCGCTGGGGCGGCAACTGGAAAAGTTTCAAAGACATGCCGCACTTTGAACGTCACACGAGTCCGAGGTAATCATGGCACAAATCGACACTGCAAACTCATCATTTATTCGTTACACACTCACGGAGGACGAACTAACAGTAGGCTCAATTCTAACCACATTGCATAAACAGTGTATTCAAAACCAAATCGCGGAAGCTGCGGAACAGCGAATTAGCATTCGCATGGATCCTCAGAATCCGCTCCAATCTTTGCAGGAAGATGCAGAACTGCAAGGACGTATTTTAGCACTCAAGTATCTGATTCAACTGTCAGATTCTGCTGAGCTGCAATTGAAACAAGCTGCAACAAACTCTCAGGGTTAATTCCCTACAACCTTTCAGGAGAAAACAATGTCTTTAATGCAAAAGCTTTTTGGTACTCCCACCAACCCGGCTGCCGCTCCGGCACCTGCGCAAGCAGCTGCAACTGCAACTAATGATCCCACAAAAATGTTACCGCCGGGACAAACTGCGACGTCCCCACAAACTGCTCCCAACGGAGTTGTTCCTGCAAACTCGGATGGGCAATCCCCACTCGATAAGTTCAAGGACATCTGGCAACCTACGCAAACTGATCCAAACGCCACAAAACCCGCAGGTCCAGTAACTGCGGAACAAATTATGGAGGCGGCAGGTAAAGTAGATTTTAGCAAGGTTCTCGCACAGGAGGATCTTGCCAAGATCGCGGCAGGTGGACAAGATGCGATTGTTGCACTGTCCAATGTGCTAAATAAAACCATGCAAACTTCATATGGCCACTCGGCACTTGCTGCAACTAAGTTAGTTGAGCAAGCTGTCAGTCAAGCCGAAGACCGATTTGCAGCACGACTCCCAAGTCTCATCAATCAACAGTCATCCAAGAATGCTTTGTTGGCTGACAATCCAGCATTCAAAAATCCCGCAGTTTCTCCCATCGTGGAAATGATTCACAGTCAGTTGACTGAAAAGTTTCCCACCGCTACGCCAAATGAGATCGCTCAGATGGCGAAAGAGATGATGGCAGGGGCTGCACAAGTATTTAACCCCAATCAGAACCAAGTTGCTGCAGACAAATCTAAGCAGTCGCAAAGTGATGATTGGTCCAACTATGTTTAATTTAGGAGTTAATCATGCTTTTTAAGCGCGGACGCATTACGTCTTATGGGAATGAGTTGCCTCAACCGGCAGGTGCAGGTTCTGGCACAGTCGAAAATATTGCAGTTACAGCCATTTCTGCTGATGCGAACTATACGTTCACTGTTGCAGATATGTCTGGGGGTGCAGTTCAGTTTACTGGTTTTACTGCCGGTCGAAATCTCACCACCCCGACAGCCGCGTTGATTCTTGCCTCTGCAACTGATATGGACATTGGAGATTCTTTCACTCTCTATGTCTCTATCACTACTGCTTTTGCAGGCACTTATGTTGCAGGTGCTGGTGTTACATTGGCAGGTCGTGCAACTACTCCAGCCTCTAGCTGGTCTGTTGTGGTTGTTAAGAAACTGTCTGCGACCACCGTTGAGTGGCGTGTGCTGTAATTTGCCCCACAATTCAAACTTTTAGGAGAATCTAAATGTCTACTGGTATCTTTAGCACTTCCGGGTTTACTACGGATCTTGCAGCAAAATCGTTTGCGGCGATGATTACTCGGCTTATGCCGAATGGTCAAGCTCCTCTGTTCGGCATGACTTCCATGCTGCCAGAGGAAACTGCACTTCAAGTCGAACATGGTTTCTTTACTAAAACCATGCTTTTCCCCTCACTTAACTTGGACGCTGCGGTTGCAAACGCAACTGACACAACTTTCACGGTTGCATCCACTGCCAACATTCTGCCTGGCATGCTTATGCGTGCTCAGTCTACTGGCGAAGTTGTCATCATCAACCAAGTTCTGTCTGCCACCCAAGTTCTGGTTGGTCGCGGAGTTGGTTCGACTGCCGGCGCAATTGCAGATAATGTGAACTTCTACCAGACTGGCAATGCATTTGAAGAATCTTCGATTCGTCCGAATGCGCTGCAAATCAACCCTGTTCGCATCACTAACTATACGCAGATCTTCCGCAATACCTGGGCACTGAGCGGTTCTGCTCAAGCCACTCAAGTTATTGCCGGCGAATCTACGATTGCAGAGAATCGTCAAGATTGCGCAGCGTTCCACGCAGCCGATATTGAAAAGGCTCTGTTCTTTGGTACGAAGTCGCAAGGTACTCGCAATGGTCAACCGTTCCGCACAATGGATGGTTTGCTCAACATTGTTTCTAATCTGAGCTATTATCCTTCCAGCTACTCTGCAGTTAACGTGTTTACGGCTGCAGGTACCACTAGCTTTACCCAGCTCGAAGCAATGTTGGACCCGGTCTTTAATCAGGCAACTGATCCGAAGGCTGGCAATCAGCGTGTGTTGTTTGTGGGTGGCCAGGCTCGAAAGGTGATTAACAACATCGGCCGAGTGAATGCAACCTACATGATCAACAATGGGGAAAACAGCTACGGTCTGCAGTTTGGTAAGTTCAACATTGCACGTGGCAGTTTCAACATGGTTGAACATCCGCTGTTCAATTCCAATGCTGACTGGTCTAAGCAAGCGGTTGCTGTGGATCTTTCCACTTTCCGCACTGCCTATCTTGGCGGCCGCAAGACGAAGAAGGAAGAGTTCAATGTTAGCGGTCAAGCAGTTGACAATGGTATCGACGCAGTTGGCGGTACGCTGACTTCTGAACTTACC